AATATGGGATTTACCTCGTTCAACTGCGGGAAAAATCAGTTATTCTACTTTGGAGAGTGTAAAAAACGGACTTGTGTGTAATACAAAATACGAAACCGGGGTTAAGGCGTTTAATCCCCCTCATATTTTCGTTTTTGCTAATTTCCCTCCAGAGGATGAAGAGAAATTGAGTAGTGATAGATGGGTTATAAAAAAATTGTAATTCAATTATACTTCAATTGCATTACCGCGGCGTTGCCCGCTACCGGGGTGCTTCGGGCACCTTCGGTCCCTCGCCTCCGGAGCGCTGGGCACGGCGACGGTGCGCCTAACGCTTCGCGAACGTCGCTTCGCTCCTCGGTTACGGAATATATATATAAATTATTAGTTATTTTATATATATGTGTTAAAATACTTATGCGTCTTCATATACCATGTTGGAGTAACAACCCATTTGACCGACGGGGAAGGTAGGGTCAGTGAAACCAAGGTTATCAGCGCGTGTAGCAACACACACGCAATAAATAGCGTCATTTACTGCCGCATTATTTTGGTCTTGAAATTTCAAATTTTTCAATACTTTTTTACTCAAACTTATATTGAACGAAGTTGCTGAGTTTGTGTTTTGACCGTATCCTTCAAACGGTAAATAGTTATTTGCGTCTGCCTTATGGAAATTGTTATTCATTAATAACCGTTTTCTATACAATAAATTAAAACGGTCTTTGTTGACATATTGATGCCAATTAAAATATTGTCCGGTGTACTGGTTAAATGCGTCACCGGAGTTCAAGAAATAAACTAGGTCAGTACTGTCTAGTGGTATATCATATGAAGGTTTTTGAATTGCCTTGAATATATAAAAGTCAAAGTAGATTCCGGAGCGTCCGGTATCTTCGGGGGCGTATGGTAATGATACCATGGTTAGTGACACCCCTAGGTTAAGTGACATTACTTTTATTCTGTTACCAATTCGCTGTCCTTGCTTGACACCTTGGATAACATTTGGGATAACCTTGAAACAGTTAATTGCTTCCATGTTACCGGTGATTTCAAAATTCTCTAAATAATATGCTTGTTTATTTTCTATTTGGGAATGAAGTACTCTTTTAACAACTCTAGTAATATTCTTATTACTTTTTGTAGAGCGACGAGTAGTTCCCTTACGCTTTCTGTAAGGTCGTTTTCGGGCGTATTTTCTTTTGGGTCCATACATAAATACTTATAAATACTTTTCTTTAAATACTTATTTTTAAATACTAATTAAATATATATTAAATTAACTTAAAGACTGAACATATATTATATTAGTTCCAATGTCTAATATAGTTCCAAGTAGTTCCGGGGAGGGTAATACTAAACCTCCCCTAATCGAACCAGAATTAAACAAAAAACAGGTTTCTCCAGCAAAAAACTGGGTTTTTGTGTTGAACAACTATACTGAAGAGGAGTGTAGTGCTATAGTTCCAATTATTCAAGAAAATTGTTCTAAGGCAATTGTCTCCTATGAGGTAGGCGAATCAGGTACTCCTCATTTACAAGGTTACATAGAATTTAAGAAAAAGTCTAGACCTTTGGGGGTTTTTTCGTTTACTAAGAGAATTAAATGGATTTTAGCAAAAGGTGATGATAAAAGTCAGGTAAAATACATTTCTAAAGAGAATAAGGGGTTTTTAATTAATTTTGGTATGCCTAAACCAGTTAAACCTATAAAAGTAATAGAAAATCTCTATTTTTGGCAGAAGGAAATCGAGGATATTTTCTTTACAGAACCGGATGACCGTCAAATTTACTGGTTTTGGGAAAATGAAGGTAATGTAGGAAAGTCTGCTTTTGTTAAATATATGGTAGTAAAACATAAGGCATTATTTTGTGATGGTGGTAAAAAAGCGGACTTAATTAATTTAGTATTTAATAGTGATATGGATGAGTGTAGGTGTATAATATGGGATTTACCTCGTTCAACTGCGGGAAAAATCAGTTATTCTACTTTGGAGAGTGTAAAAAACGGACTTGTGTGTAATACAAAATACGAAACCGGGGTTAAGGCGTTTAATCCCCCT